AGTCTTTTGCAAAAGTTTCAAGGGAAACTGGTGACCAGCGCGTTGTTCCAGCATCGTGTCGGAGATAATGAGTGGTGTTTTTGTTACCATCAGTGACACAGGGCTGCTCAAAATCGGGCAATCCATAAACCGGGCGCATCGATATGGCGGATTCCCCATTCAAAAACATCCACTTGATTCTCCATGTCACAGGCTGTATAGGCGTTCCCGGGTCAACCAGATCAAGATACTCATCGACGTCAACAACGATTGTCGCAGCGCTGTAATATGGGCTGTCGGTCTGATCGATCTTGGTTACCGACCTGACTGAATATCCATCCGCGTACCATGTTGAATCCCAAGGGGTTACAACCTTAATGCTGGAAGCCAGCTTGCGTTCGTCCAGCGCCCATGCATCAGCAAAGCTCCCTTCAACGCTGATTGTTTTGTCCGGGGCGATTGTGATGACAAAGTCACCAATGCCCATGAATTTATTGTCCAGCTGATGAACAACCTTGCCGGTCGTAACGAGAGAAACAGAGATACTTTCCGGGCTGTCGAGCGCACCGAAAAGACCATAGGCACCGCCCAGCTGAGTGGAAAACGCAGGCGGCACCAGAGCCAGAATGAAAGGAAGACTGGCATCTCCGCCATCGATATCCATTACCGATAGATTGCCGGCAGCAATGGCACCGGCGATACCAACAGCATCTTCTGGAACTTCCACAGCTGTTGTGATATAGTCCGTGCCATTGTAGCGAACCGTGATGCTGCTGTTCGGGGACGGGTATGGCACAACAGGTGCCGCTATCATCTTTTCGGTGGGATCATCGCCAGCCAGAAGCAGGACGTTTTCAGCCGTTTCCACACTTTCATAATGCGTCCGAGCCTGCCATGTTGCAGAGCCGTTTTTATCGGTTACAAACATCTGGTGGGGTGTGTCGGTTTCAATGACGGCAGATGCCGCTTCCTCGGCGACACGCTTTATTTCAGCCTGATCAGCAGCTGTCCAATAATCCTGACCCTTGACCGGGGTATGGCCGTTCATGATGTTGACCGTCTGGACTTCACCAGTCCGAAGACTGGTAATCGTCAGCTGTGTGCCATTTTCGATCTCGGAGGTATTGAGCACGAATTCATTCAGGACAGTGACCTGATCGCCGATATTCCCGGTGATGGAAGGGAGTTTTTCAAGATGCGTGCTCATTTGCTTGTCACCTCCGGCATGATGTTGAAGTTGTGGAAATTATGGACTTTAGTGCGGTTTGCACCCACGATGGTAGGCCATACCGTAGTACGCTTGCCATCAGCCTGCATCAGTTGAACATCCGCGCTGTAGCTGCCTGCGGGAATACTGCTGGTATCCTCATGACTGATCGTGAAGATATTGCTTGTACTGGTAAGCTCAGCCAGTATGGGACTGGCTTCGTCGGGCGTGGCGCGAACGGTGAAAGTAAGCACATCGCCGTCTGCCATCTCATAAACCTCACCATTGAGCTCCAGAACAATTCGGAACATGGCATCATCGCCGCGAGTGATGTAGATGCAGTCTTTCTCAATCTGAAGCATCGTTTTTCCTCCTAATGCACAGCGCCCACAGGATTTCTCCCATGAGCGCCGTGCGCGTTATCAGGCTGCAGTAATGGTCGGCTCGTAGACCGTCTCGAGGAAGGTCGCGGCCTTCTCGCTGGTAAAGCCATTCTCGCCTTCGTCGGCGACCGCCTGATAACGACCGTCGTGGGTACGCTTGATGGCGGTGAATTCGACGTTGCCGGTCTGGCGGGTCACGGTATCGCCTTCCTTGGTCTGGTAGGTTTCGGTGACAGGCTTGGCACGCACTTTGTACAGCCACACATAACGGTACTTGCCGTTGCTCTTTTCGCTCTTGAAGCCTACCGCAAAATAAGGCGGCTTGTCAGATGCGGAGCGGATCAGGACACCGTTATCGTCGATGGTGTTGTTCAGGAGCATTTCCTGAATAGCCAGCGGAAGGTCGGCCAGCTTCAGGGAGAAACTCAGCTCCGGGTCGGGATACAGCACGTCGAATTCCACGTCATCCGCGTACTGGACATCGGGATCGGCGTTTTCAGGGGTAACGGACGCTTCAATCGCGCCCGCGACCGCCTGCACAGCGCCATAAGTGCATTCCGCTTCGGTATCTGCCGTCAGCGGCGCAATGACCACGTTTTTAAGACCGATGGTCGAGGAAACCGTGGGAGAAGCAGTAACAGCCATAGGTTTTTACCTCCATATCATTTCTTCAGTTCGTTGAGCAATCCGTCCCGGATGATGCCGTAGGCTTCGTCCTGCCGGGTATCATAGGCGGGGCGGATATAGGGATGAGCGGGCGCAGGCCCGGGGCCGCCGTGGCCATACTCGACATAGGCGGGATAGTAATCCTCTTCATTCCAATCCTTGCGGTGGACGCCTATGGTGATATGCTGACCACCCTTGCGGCGGCGCTTCACCTTGCCTACATGGAGTGCGCCATGCAGCTTACCCTCGATCTTCTTGGGATCGCTGCTGGCGTTGACCTTCATCTGCTGATGGATGGGCTGGGCGGCAGCGGTAAGGATACGCTTTGCAGTGGGTGCGCCCTCGTCGTTGGTGTTGAGCCGGTTGGCCATTTTTTCGATCTGGCCTGCCAGCTCGGCAAAGCCATCTGTGTTCATGGGCATTAGACCAGCTCCCTCAAGCACCATGTCCACTGCACGGTATACTGGCCGGTGGCGGTATCGTAGGCGGGTTGGTTATAGCCCCGATCCGATTCCTCCACCATGCCAAAGCCTGCAGCGTACATGGCGCTGCGGATTTTGTAGCGCATCTCTGTGGGATCAATGCCCGACCAGAGATTCAGATAGATGTAGGTGCGATAGAGCGACGGATGATCGTCCTCATGCGCTGCCTCAGTGGTTGTGGTGGAATACACCACATACTGATCCGGAGGGTTCTGCTGCATGGAGGTCGCCCGCCAGACACCGGCATACACCGGAATGCCGATGTCCTTGAGTGCTTCCTGTACCTGTTTCATCCGCTCACACCCTTTGCACGGGAAGCCTTCAGGCCGAGATATGCCTTGGTGAAAGCGTACTCGCCCAGTGTGGAGATTTCCCATTTCTCGCCGTTGAACAGCACCCACATGCCCGGTTTTACGTCCGGACGGTATCGGATGGTGAAGTTGACCACCTGCTCGGTGTTCATCACGTCAGCGGCGCGATAGCGCTGGTTGCCTGCGTCGATGGCAGAAGCCCATACCTTGCACAGGATCACGTCCTTCGGCTCCGGGTAGCCGTTCTCGTTGATGGAGTTCTCCGTGTAGCCAATCTGCACACGGTGGCGAAGATCGCCGGGATGCGGCGTTCCGTCAAAGGATTTGTATCCACGCAACGATCATCACCTCCATCAGAACATTTTGTCAGGATCACGGTATGGGTAGAGCAGGTTCTCAAAGGCCATGCGCATGGTCACGTAGATCGTGCGGTCAGGGTTGTCGCGGTTCTCATAGTAGTGAGAAACCATCAGGAGAACGGCAAGCCGCACAGGCGGGGCTGCATTGTCCCCAAACTCTGTGCGGCAAAAGTCCTCCGCAGCGGCCTGCGCCTGCTGGATGAGATCTTCGATGTAATCATCTTCGTCTGCATCTTCAATGCGCAGATGCTGCTTGACGTCATTGGCAGTGAGAATCACGTGGCATCAGGGCTTTCCATCAGACCGGCATTGCGCAGGAGCGCAAGCAGGCGGTTGTAGTCCTCCCGGAGCGCAGCAACCGTGGTCGCCTCGCTGTCCGGTAGGCTGGGAAGCACAACCGGCTCCCCAAAGGTGGGAAGGTCGAACAGACCCTCTGCGCCTTCAACGGTGGCTCCGGGCAGGAACGTCAGCTTACCGCCGATGACCCATTCATTGCCGCCGTGGGCATGGTAGTTACGGGTGGAATAGCTCATACATAAACCTCCTCATCAGGCAGACTTCTGTGCCAGCACCTTGACCGCTTCGGGCAGGATCAGCTTGCCGTCCACACGCTCGGACGCGAGGAAGCCCACCTGACCGGTCGCCGCATACAGCTCGTTCAGGCGCTTGAAGGAGCGGCCCTCGCGGTCAGCCACCCAATAGTAGCCCAGATCACCGAACAGGATGCTCTTGGCACCGGCTTCGATGGTGGGCATATAGGCCGAGGTGTACACCGGGCGACCCAGCAGCATATCGGGGGCACCGACGGTAATGCTGGGCTGCCACAGGTAGTCGCCGCTGCCGCTCTTGAGCTTGCGCAGCGCCTTGACCGTGGAATCATTGACCACGAAGGACGCACGCTTACGGTACGGCGCACGCAGAGAGTAGAACAGATCGAAGATCTCGTCCATCGTAATGGCCGTCGCGCTGGCAGCGGTCACGCCGGTCTGCGCACCGCCAGTGGCGGCGAGAATACCCAGCGGCTTGCCGGTGCCGTCACCCGTGAAGAAGGCTTCTTCTTCGGCAGCGCCGATGCGGCGGGCAAACTCGCGGGCAATGTAGGAAGGCATGTCGAACACAGAGTCGTTCAGCAGCTCCTCGCTGATCTTGATCATGGTCGCCAGCTTGTGTGCACCGATAGACACCTGACCGAAGGTGTCATCGCTCTCAGGATAAGCGGCTTCCTCATCGATCCAGCTGGCAGTGCCCTTGGAAGCGACCACGGGAATCTTGCGGTCGCCGGACTCCGTGGAAATCACGTGTGCCAGCTTGCGGAAGATGTTTTCCTCCTGCAGCGTGTCGATCAGGGTGCGCTCATACTCGTCCGGGACGAGATAGCCTCCCTCGGAGTCTGCGCCGATGCGCAGGGAGTTGTACACCTCATGGGGTACGCTCTTGGAGCGCATGTTCTGCCAGAACGCCTTCTTGTAGCTGGCAGAAGCGCGGCCCGTCTTTTCCTCTCCGGGAATGGGATTGTCGGGACGGTTTACGATGGGACTGGAAGTCGGGCGGTTCATCTCGTTTTCGATGGCCTCCTGACGCTCCAGCCGGTCAATTTCCTTCTTCATGCGGTCAACGTCATCGACCATGCGGTCATAAACAGCCGCATCTTCGGCAGTCATGGTGCCGTCGTTGCCGATATGGGAGTCGCGGTACTTCTTGGCGGCGTCCCACAGGGAAGCACGCTTTTCGCGCATCGTGAGAATCTGATTCATACGGAATACCTCCAATCAAAATCTGAGATGTTCAAGCCGGGTGTCGGTGACCAGCACCTTCACGCGGTTATCAGGGACAACAGGCTCCACACAAGCCGGTTCCGGCACAGTTTTCTGCTTCCGATCCACAGAAAAAGGCTTGGTCTTTCGATCAAACCAAGCCTGCACACCGGCCTTTGCGGCCTCAAGGGAAACCTTATGGCCTGCGCTGTCGGTAGGCAGCTTGGCAGGCGATTCGGTGATGCCGTCCACAAAGCCCTTCTCAAAGGCTTCATTGGAGTCCATCCAAGTAGTGGCGGTCATCAGATCGGCGGCATCATTGCGGGATACGCGAATGCGGGTGCCGTACATATTGAGGATGCTCTCCTTGCAGGCGCGAAGAACAGCTTTCGCTTCATCCATATCGCGCTCATTGCCGTAGGCTACCGTACTGGGGTCGTGGATCATGAACAGACTGCCGGGCGTCATTTCCAGCCGATCAGCTGCCATCGCCACAACCGTTGCGGCAGAAGCTGCTGTGCCGGAAATGGTGATCTTCACGCTGCCCGGATAGGCGCGGATATCATCGAACATCCGGGTTGCGGCATTGCAGGAGCCGCCATAGCTGTTCAAACGAATGTGGACATCATCCACTGCGGCGTCGTTTTCGCCGTACAGCCAGTTATGCAGGCCGCTGGGAGTGATTTCATCTCCGAACCAGCTTTCATCATCGATGTAGCCGTTCATGGTAATCTCCCTCAATGGGCATTCCTCCTCGTGCGTTTATTGGATTTGGGCTTGGGTTCCTCGGGCGGCGGCTGTTCCTGCACAGTATCGTCTGCAGCTGGCTCTTCTTCCAGCGTCGATACAGCGGACGCGACCATAGAAATGCCCGCAAGCCCAACGGGGATCAGGTTGCCGTTGCACAGGTAGGTGTTGCCGCCTTCTTCATCCGGAATGGGGTTCATATTCTCCAGCGCCCTGATATCGTTGGCACTCATCCAGCCGTTCTGACGTGCGATGGCGTAGCCTTCCATGCGGCTCTTGTAGTCGCCGCGCATCAGGCCGTCGATGTTGAACTGCACATAAAATCGCCCCTTCTCATTTTCAGAGAACAGGGCGCGGTTCATGGCCTGCTCAATACGCACCAGCCAAGGCCGGATGGTATGCGTAGCAAAGTCGATGGACTGGTGCTCGATATTGGCGAAGGTGCTGCGGCTCAGATCGCCGATCAGGTGCGGCGGCACACGATAGATTCTGCAGATTTCCTCAACCTGAAATTTGCGGGTTTCAAGGAACTGCGCCTCGTTATTCGGCAGACTGATCGGCGTGAAGGACATATTCTCCTCGAGAATAGCTACCTTTGCACCGTTAGTCGAGCCGCCATAGGTCGCATTCCAGCTTTCCCGCAGCCGTTTCGGGTCGCGGATGGTGTTGGGATGCGTCAGGATACCGCTGGGGCGTGCGCCGTTCTGGAAGAACTTCGATCCATATTCCTCTGCGGCGATCCCAAGGCCGATGGCGTTCTTCTCCAGCGCGATGGGACTGTATCCCATGATGCCATCAAAGCCAAGGCCGGGAATGTGCAGCACATCCTCGGGCTTCAGCTGCACAGCAGCGCCATCTGTGGTGGTGTAGGTGTACGTCAGCCTACCGCTGGAATCCCTGTCCACCTCCATGCGGTCGGGAAGCAGCGGATACAAGCCGAGGATGTTGGTCTTGCCGCTGCGAATAATCTGGCTGTAGGAGTTGCCCCACAGGAGCAGATGGCTGAGCATTGTCTCACGCCAAATGAAGCTGGACATTTCCGGGTTTGGCTCGTCATGAAGCAGCCGATACAGCGGATGCTCTGGCACTTTCTGACTGCCATGCTCCGTCGCTTCATATACGCCAACCGGCAGGCTGGCGATGGTTTCTGCGATTACACGCACACAGGCGTATACTGTAGACACCTGAACGGCATTTTTCGGATTGACGGTCTTGCCCGAGGTGGACGAGCCGAAGTAAAAGGTCGGCGCTGCTGATATGGCATTGCGAGGCTTGTCCCGGGCACGGAACAGGCCGTTAAAAGGATTTTTCATAAGCACCTCCTATGAAATGCAGAAGAAATATGATACAATAACACTAACTACTGTATAGATCAGGAGGAAATTCCATGAACAAAGTAGTCAAAGGAATTCTTGTTTTTGCAGGCTTGATTGTTGGCGAAGAATTAATCCGCAAGTGGGTCAATATGCCCCCAGAAAAATACAGTCTTGAATGGATAAAAGGGTTAACGGATAGTGAATGGGAGAAAGAACGAGAAATCGTTCGGCAGAACTCTATCAATTCTAAATTGTCTCTTTCTGAAATTACGAGATGGGAAAATCTTCGTCACCTATTCGATAAGGTAAAGAGTGAAAGAGATTGGGCAGGAAAGACACCGCAAGGCCCAGCTGTTCATCGTGAACACGGGTGGTATTTGCCAAACGATGACTGATCATCATCAATTACAATCCGCTTCCGGTCTTATGGTTATGGCAGCTCGCACACAGCGCCTGCCAATTGCTTTCGTCCCAGAACAGCTTTTCATCACCACGATGCGGGATGACGTGATCGACCACCGTCGCCGGTGTGATTCTTCCGTTCCGCATACACTCTGCGCATAGCGGATTGCGCTGCAGGAAGCTGGCGCGGGCTTTTCGCCAGCGGCCATCATAGCCACGGGATTCAGCACCGCCGCGCCTGCGGTCAGATGAAAACTCCATATGTTTTGAACAATATACGCCCTTGTCGCACAGATTCGGACATCCCGGATAGCGACAGGGGCGTTTTGGTGATTTTGGCATAGGAACCTCCTTACCAGTCGAGAGTCAGCAGACCGCGCTCGTCATACACGCTGCCGCCGTTCAGGTTGCGCTGTGCCCGGTCGAGGGCCATGACCAAAGCAACTACGCCGTCGATTTTTTCGGTGGATTTCTCCTTGTCGGGCTTGATGTTCCCAGCGGGGTCGGTGCGAACATACACGTTATCCATGCACCAGCGCAGGATCGGGTGCCCGTCGTGCCGCAAGGACTGTTCCAGCACCAGACGCATCAGGTCTTTCGTCGGGTTGCTCATGTCCTTGAAGCCCTGACCAAAGGGCACCATCGTGAAGCCGTCATCGTGAAGTGCCTGCACCATCATGCTGGCGTTCCATCGGTCAACGGCAATTTCCCTGATATTGAACATGCGCCCGAGGTTGACGATGTACTGCTCGATGAAGCCGTAATGCACCACGTCGCCCTCGGTGGTCAGAATGATGTTCTGCCGCTGCCATACGTCATACGGTACATGGTCACGCCGTACACGCAGCGGGATATTGTCCTCCGGAAGCCAGAAATATGCCAGCGTCCGATACAGCGGGTCTTGTTCCGTCGGCGGGAACACCAGCACAAAGGCCGTCAGGTCGCTGGTGGATGACAAGTCCAGGCCACCATAACAGGCACGGCCCAGAAGCATATCGAGGCTGTATTCGTCCCGGCAGGCATCCCACTTGTTCATCGGCATCCAGCGCACAGCGGTATTCGTCCATTGGCACAGATGAAACTGCCGGAACTGGATTTCCTCCGCAGGATTTTCCTTTGCCGATTCGCAGCGCTGCTGATAATATTCAAAGTCAACCGTGCGCCCAATGGACGGATTGGCCATCGCCCAGACCTTGGGGTCTGTCCAGTCCGCGTCATCCGGTGCAGAGTACAGCACAGGATAAAAGGTGCTGTCATGCTTGCGTCCTGCAAGGATATCTGCGGCCTTGGCATGCTGCTCATAGCAGATGCTGGTGCGGTCGTTGCCCGCCGTGGTGATGATGAAGTTGAGCGGCTGTTTACGAGCAGCGCCGGAGCCCTTTGTCATGACATCAAACAGTTTCCGGTTCGGCTGACCGAGCAGCTCATCGAAGATACAACCGTGGACATTGTAGCCGTACTTGCTGGCAACGTCCGACGACAGCGCCTGATAGATACTTCGCGTGGGCATGTACACCAGCCGCTTCTGCGATTCCACGATTTTGATGCGCTGCATCAGCAGGTCAGACTGGAGCACCATGTCCTTGGCGACATCAAAAACAATGCTGGCCTGCGCACGGTCATTCGCACAGCCGTATATCTCAGCGCCCTCCTCATTGTCGGCACAGAGCAGATACAGCGCGACCGCAGCAGCCAGTTCGCTTTTTCCGTTCTTTTTTCCAATTTCGATGTAGGCAGTATTGAACTGCCGATAGCCGTTCTCCTTGATGATGCCGAACAGGTCTCGGATGATCTGCTCCTGCCAAGGGAACAGATAGAACGGCTTTCCTGACCACACACCCTTCGTATGCTTGAGTGACTGGATGAACAGCACTGCACGGTCTGCGCGGTTCTTATCATAATGGGAAGTCGGCAGCATGAAGGGTGTCGGCTTGTATTGGTATTTCTCGGGTTTCTTCTTCATCTGCAGCTCCCTCTACAATAATCACATCGTCCAAGCTGGTGGAGGCAAGGATCTGCTCCATCGGGTCGAGTTCCTTTTTGTTTTTTTCCACCGTCAGCGCATTGGCGATGATCGCTGTACGGTTAGCAGGCGTGAGACCGAACTCTGCCGCCAGCGATTTCACCTCGGCAAAGGCAGCTCGGGAGATGGCGATGTACGGATTCGGCCTGATGCGGTCACCGTCGCGGTAGACCATACCCAGCTTGCTGACTTCCTGCTCGGCTTCCTTCCAACGGGCGTATGCCTGACAGTAACCGGCGAAAGCCACGGCATCGGCGCTGGTCAGGATGCCTGCGCCAATCAGCACAGGAGCCAGCCTGCGCCATTCCTTTTTTGCTTCGGGTTCCAGCCAGTTGGGACAGCGCAACATGGTCACCTGCGGCATGGGTTCCAGCTCATTGAGCGGGCGCTTGCCGGGGTTGCCTTCCAGCTTTTTGAGCGCGGTAGGCTTGGGCTTCCGTCCACGCTTCGCCATTGGCATCACCTCCGATCAGGACATAGGCACCACCTCCGCTGATGTGGGTCGAAAAATTACTCGTCTGGGTTCGCCGCCTTGAACGCTTCCTCATAGGTCAGTTCTTTACCATCCCGCAGGCAGCAGATGCGGGATGTGCTGCCGTTCTCATGGAGCCTGAACCTCTCCACGATCACTGACGCATACTTGGGGTCAAGCTCGGTGGTGTAGCAGATGCGGTCACTTTCCTCGCAGGCGATGAGCGTGCTGCCCGAGCCTCCGAAGGTATCCAGCACAACGGCGTTAGGCGCGGTGCTGTTCTTGATTGGATATGCCAGCAGGGGGATGGGCTTCATCGTGGGATGCAGTCGGCTCTGCGTCGGACGGTCAAAGTTCCACACGGTGGTCTGCTTTCGGTCGGCGAACCATTTGTGGTTGCCGTTGGGAAGCCAGCCGTAGAGCACAGGCTCATGCTGCCATTGATAAGGCGACCGTCCCAGAACCATCGTGTTCTTGACCCAAATGCATACGCCGGAAATGTGGAAGCCTGCTTCCTTGAACGCCCGTCTAAAGGTCAATCCCTCAGTATCAGCATGGAAGATGTAAGCCGATGCACCTTGTGCCATGTGCGGCACGATATTCATAAAAGCATCGTAAATAAACTGGAAAAAGGCCGCATCCTCCATTTTGTCGTTCTGGATTTTGAGCGCATCCTTTGTCTTGCCCACATAGTCACAGTTGTAGGGCGGGTCGGTCAGCAGGAGATTGGCCTTGACGTCGCCCATCAGCATGTTCAGGTCATCCTCGCTGGTAGCGTCGCCGCACACCAGATGGTGTCGACCGAGCATCCAATGGTCACCGGGCAGCACAAAGGGATTCAGTGCATCCGGGTCAATATCGGGGTCATCGTCCTTGACGTTCTTATCGAACACCTTGCTGAACAGATCATCGATTTCAGCAGCATCAAAGCCAGTGCTGTCCAGATCGTAGTTGGCGCTCTGCAGGTTCTGCAGCAGATCAGCCAGCGCGACTGGCTCCCATTCACCGGTGGCCTTATTGAGCACGATGTTGAGCGCTTTCTCGTCCTCGGGCTTTTCGATATGAACAACCACACACTGAAGCTCGGTTGCGCCCTCGGCGGTCAGCACCTTGTAGCGCTGGTGACCGCCCACGATATTGCCGGTGACCTCGTTCCATATGATCGGGTCAACATAACCAAAGTCCGTCAGGCTGCGCTTGATTTTCTCGTAAGCAGCATCGCCCGGCTTCAGGTCTTTGCGGGGATTGTACTTGGCAGGTTTCATCTGCGATACAGGAATCGTGCGGATGTCCATGCCGGTGTTGATTTTCGCCATAGGTTTCTCCCTTCGTCAGAATAGTGACTTCAAGCCCTTTCACGGGGCTTTTTTCTTTTGGGTTTCAGAGGACTTGCTTCTATTTAATAGCCACCCGGGCGCATTTTCAGGAAAGCCCGAAAAAAAGGCTTGAATTTTGCGAAATTTCACACGAGAGGGGGCCGCGGTCGCCAGCGGGCACACCCAAGGATCGAGCTACCCCTACCCCCGGGCACAGGCCGTGTGCCGGGGCGCGGGCGCTACCGGGCGGCGCGGAGCGCGGCTACTCCGGGGCGGCAGGCTACCGGGGCACACCCCGGGCGGGGCGGCTACCCGGCAGCGGGCGGCGTATACCGTGCGCGGCGCGGGCTACCCGGCGGGCTACGTCCGGGGCGCTACGGGGCGCACATCGGGCACGGCTACCCGGGGCGGGCGTATACCGGGCGGCGGGGCTACCGGGCAAAACAGGCGGCTTTCCGGGGCGCACGTAGGCGGCTACCGGGGCGCGGGCTATCCGGTAGGCTACCCGGGCGGGCTACCCCGGCGGCGTAGGCTACCTGTGCCGGGGCGGCTACCGGGCGGGGCTATACCGGGGCGCGGGCTACCCGGCGGGGCGGCGCGGCGGCACACCCAGCCCCCGGCGGCGGCTACTCCCGGCGGGCTACCCGGGCACAGCTGGTGATCTGGGCAGCGGCGCGTGACGGGTATACGCCGTCCTGATCCCGGTAGGCGTCCTACGGAAACCCGGCGGGCGCGGCAGGCGTAAAAATATTTTTTCGCCGGGGCGACTACCCCGGGCGGCTACGTCCAAACCGGCCTTACGCGCATATATAAGAAGCCCTTTTCCGGGCGCAGCGGCGGGGATACTTTTTAGACAAAACTGCCGAAAAATGATTGTGCTTTTCGTCGGGTTGCTTTTTTCGCCGCCCGGAGTGATGAATGGTCACGCCGGGCGGGCACACCCCCCGGTAGCCGCAGGCGGGGGAAGCCGCCGGGCTGAGGAGGAACACCCTATGCGTAGCCAGACTTTCGGTATCGAGCTCGAGACCTACGGTATCGGGCGCGAGCGTACCGCCAAGGCCATCGCCGCCTACTTCGGCACGACCGCCGTACACCGGGGTCGCCACCTCGACGACTGGCGTGTGCCTATGCCCGACGGGCGGCACTGGACGGTCGAGCGGGACGGCTCGGTCACCGACCCCAGCGCTGAGGTCGTAAGCCCGGTGTGCCGATGGGAGGACATTCCCATGGTACTCGCGGTCGCCAAGGCCATCCGGGCGGCGGGCGCAAGAACCGACGCTTCCTGCGGTATCCACGTACACGTCGGCCTCGGGGAGCACACCCCGGCCAGTCTGCGGCGGCTGGTCAATATCGTAAACGCCAAGGAAGACCTGCTGACACAGGCGCTTGGTATCACCCCGGAGCGCCGCTACCGCTGGTGCAAGCCCGTCGAACCCGCCTTCCTCGAAGCGGTTAACCGTAGCAAGCCCGACTCCTTCGAGAAGCTGGCACAGCTTTGGTACAGGCACAGCGGCGGCTACAGCGGCAACTGGCGGGAGTGTGCCGGTACGCACTACGACTCCAGCCGCTACCACCTGCTCAACCTTCACGCCGCCTTCTCCACGGAGCGCCCGGCGCACACCATCGAGTTCCGCGCCTTCAACGGCACACTCGACGCCGACCGGATTATCGCCTATATCCAGCTCTGCCTCGCCATAAGCGCCCAAGCCTTGCACACCAAGGCCGCCAGCCCGACCCGCCCGGTCACCGACAACCCAAAGTACGCCTTCCGGTGCTGGCTCCTGAAGCTGGGCTTTATCGGGGACGAATTTAAAACCGCCCGCGAGGTGCTGATCAAGCTCCTGCCCGGGAACAGCGCTTGGCGGCAGGCTTCCTGACATAGCCGCCAAGCCCTCCGGGGCACACCCGCCTGACGAGACCCGGCTGGCTACCGGGCGAAACGCGCACACGCGTCGCGGGAAGCTGGGAGCAGACCCTCTGCCGCACACTATCTTTCAAATCAAGGAGGCACATTCTATGAACCGCGTACTCTACATCTCTGCCAACCGCGAGGGCTACGGAATCGACCAGATCAGGCACACCATGACCGTCCGCGACCTCATCGACTACCTCGAGCAGTTTGACGAGGAGACACAGGTTTACCTCAAGCACGACGGCGGCTACACCTACGGTGGCATCACCCAGTGGTGCTTCGAAGAAGACACACCCGAGGAAGAAGAATAAGCTCCCAAATCAACCGGGCGGCACACGCCCAGAAAGGAACACAACCATGCCTGAAAGCACATTCATCCTCCGCTTCGTCCACTGCGAGAAGAACACCAGCGTTCCCTACGAGGAACAGGAGCACGCGACCGCCGAGGCGGCTTGGGAAGCCTTCCGGCTCTTCGCCGAGCCGGACAGCTTCGGAATCTACAGCCTGATTGAGCTGGTCGAGTACAACAACCGCGAGGGCACAGAGTACCCGCTGGCACAGCTGACCTTCCCGGTTTGACCCGCCTGACGATGGCCTTTGGCACAGGCCGAAACCACCCGCTACGGCGGGACGGTCGCGGGAGCCACAGTTTCCCAATCAAGCACACGAAGGAGGAACACCCATGAAACCCAAGCACATCCGCGCCTTTGAAATCAAGGGCACACGCTTCCACGTCACCGACCGGGGCGACGGCACACTGCAGGTTTCCAGCGTACACGCCTACGACTGGACGGAGTATCACTGGGCACTGCAGGCTTCCAAATCCTGCTGGCACATCTACCGCGAGGGACACTTTGTAAAGACCATTCGGGAGCACACCGAGATCACCCCGGAACAGATAGCACACTGCCTGCTCCGGGCTGACCTCGAAGCCAAGCTCATCCCGCGCACAGCCATCTGGTAAGCTCCCAAATCAAGCAAGGAGGAACACCTATGCCGAAAACCACATTCATCCGCAAGCCCTGCGACCTCAACGAGGTGTGGGCAGAAACCAAATCTATCGAGCGCCGCCACGGCGGGCAGGCGCGGGACAGCTACTATGTCGCCGAGGAGATCCAGCTGGAAGAAAACACATTCTTCGCCCTGCACGAAGACCTCATGTCCGAGCGCGACTGGATTCGGGCGTTCTCAAATCAGGCACATCCCATGCAAGGCGACGCAGTGCCTGCTATCCGGGTCACCTGCGCACACTCGCTGATCGCACTGATCATCGACCCGCAGGGCTACAGCTATCCGCGCTACGTCGGCATCGGCGAAGCTTCTGAATAAAGTTTTGCCCCCGGCACACACACCGCTTGACTTTCTCGCCCGGCAGAGTGATGAATGGTCACCACCCGGGTGAGAACCCGGCGGCTCCCAAATCTGACACACGAAGGAGGACACTACATATGTGCATCATCTGCGTTTCCAAATCCGGCGTTCGCCAGCCCACCGAGCAGGAGCTCTACACCATGTTCGTAAACAACCCCCACGGCGCGGGCTATATGGTCGCCCGCCACGGTATGGTCACCGTCAGCAAGGGCTACATGGACTTCGACGAGTTCCTGAATGCAGCCCGCAGGGAACACTTCACCGAAAAGGACAGCGTGGTCTACCACTTCCGCATCAGCACCCAAGCCGGGGTCAACCCGGAAATGACACATCCGTTCCCGCTTTCAAATCGGCTGGGGCGTATGAAGAAGCTCGACACCACCTGCCGGATCGGCGTGGCACACAACGGAATCATCCGACTGACCAGCGACCCGGACAACCACCAGTACAGCGACACAGCACTATTCATCACGCAGTACCTGAGTGTGCTGATCAAGCGCCGGGAGGATTTGCGGAACAGACGAGTACTTGACACCATCTGGCAGTTGGCACAGTCCAAGTTCGCCATCATGGACGGCGGCGGGTATGTAGCCACCGTCGGACAGTTCCTGAATCGGGACGGGCTCCTGTTCAGCAACGCCAGCTATCAGAGCTGGCACTACAGGTAAGCCCATGCTCCGAAATCGACCGCCGCCGCTCCCGCGATTGGGACGGCGGTTTTTCTCGTTCCGGGCGTTTTCAAATTCGCCCCACGTTTGCGCCGTGTCGCGCCGCAAGGCGCAGGCTGGGCAAATACCCAAGCTCCGGGCTGCTCGCGGCGACAGGCGGCAACGTGCGCCCGTGTCGCGGAGGTTTACCGGAACGAGAAAAGCCGCCCCGGCGGACGGCTTTGAAATCGGAATATGTGCTTGCTTGTCAGTCTGTGATCAGGTCAGCAGCATACTGTGCTGCGCCATCCCGCATGCGGAAGGAAATCACCAGAACGCCCTCCGCTACCGTGTACCGGGCGACGAAAGGTTCAAACCACAGCGTGGTCAGCCCCGGACACCTGTCGTAGGCGTCCAGCCTGTGTGCTTCCCAATCAACACCGGCAGGCTGTGCCAGCCAGTACCTATAGAGATCCTGCAGGAAGGAAATCTGTGTTTCCTCAATCCTGCTCAATGCCTGTGCCCGGGGAGTGTCTTTGAAATCCTCTCGCACAGGGTTCAGGCAAGCCCAATGTGCCAGCGGCTTGGGCGCACCCATGAAGGCCATCTTCGCTTCGTCCATCCCGCACAGATCGCAAATCATGATGTCTGCGCACCGGCTCAACGCGTTGGTGTGCAGGAAGGGTTTCATGGTATCCTCGCCGCAGCACGGACAGCGGGTGTGAACACCCGCTTCCTGTGCTGCCTTGATCTGTGCCATGCGCTCCTGAATTGTCTTAGGCTTTCTCATGCTCGGCCACCTCCTGATGTGCTTCTGAATCGGCATCTCGCAGCTGTCTGCGGAGCTCTGCGTATTTCTGCTTATGTGCATCCATCTTCTCGGTCGTGCGGAAGGCCGCAAAGCCGTGCAGGTGGTTCAGCAGTACGCCGCGCATTTCTTTGTGCGCCGCGCCGCCCAGCCCCAGCTGGAGGAGGAAGCCTCGGCAGAAGTATTTCATCTCGCTGTCCGCAGGCTCTACCAAGGTGGTGTTCACCCGGGATGCGGCCTTGGCCTTATCGGCGATGGCCATCAGCAGGTTGGCGTAATACTGCCAGCGGGTCGGGTGTTCCGGATCGTAAGGGAACTCGACCGAAAGGCGGCTGTCAACCAGCTCAATGCCGCTCATGAATCCGTTTGCGATGCTCTCGCAAATGACACGCTCCAGAATCGTCATGTCCGTCAGCTCGTCGCTTTGCAGGGTGGTGATCACCTCGTGTGCGATGCGGATGCGGTCGCTCTGCAGTATCTCTCGGATCAGGCACTGCCGCGCATACAGCATGCGAATCAGGTTCTTCAGGCCATTGGGCTGGAACTCTGCAAGCGGCAGGCTGATGCAGGTGTGCGAAATGGTCTCCTCGAGGGACGCTTTGGAATCCTCCTCGGCGGCGTCCTGTTCGGCAGGCCGTTCTTCAGCAGGGAAAGTTTCGTCAGTGGGAAGCGGCTCCTGAATGTAGCCGTTGTCCATCAGCCATCCGGCGACGGCTTCCAGATCGGCGCGTTCGCCGGTGATGCTGCCATCGCGCTCTACCTGCAGGTTGCCTGCGCGATAGGCGAAGGTCGGTGCATTCATGTACTCGGCGGTCGTTCCCAAATGCGCAGCCAGCGCGTGCGCCATCGCCTTGCGGTCGGTGCAAATCGTATTGATATTCATGGTGTACCTCCTGAATTCGTTATCGCCTTCGGCGTGACGACATTAACGCTCTGAAGCCCATGAAAGTCAAGCGGATGGCGGCACACATCCCGGTTTATTTTTCAAAACGTGTGCCAGCCCGCGAACAGCGCCGTTCACATCCCCGGACAGCGCCTGACCGTGCAGTGTCAGAATCGTATGTCGGGGCAAATAGGTGCGGTATGCTTTCAAATGCCGAAGAAACTGTTCTTTTGTCATACTGCCCTCCATATGAAAAGCCCTCACGGATTTGCTTCCGCGAGGGCTGTGTACGTCTGATTCGACTATTTTACTTTATCACAAGTCGCTCTGTGCATCAAGGGGAATTCTGAGGAACTCAGAGGAACTAAGCGGTCTTGTTTATGAGCTTGCGAATCGACGCGGTGTCCTTACACCTTTTGCAGGTGTATTTATGGTCGCGGATATAGTTGCGGGAAAATGTCGGCTCCCCACAAATGTGACACGGCGGGTAATATACGGTCTCGCTCTTTCCCAAATGCCGGATCGTAATACCGTCCTCCTGTGCTTCCCGGTAGCTCATACGGCTACGCCCCTTTCCTGCAAAATCCGGTCGACCACGTCCAGCGCCCGGTCGTGCATCTTCCGGAGCCAGCGGTTGGTGTAATTCATGTCCAGCGAAATCTGCTCCCACGTCATGAAGCACAGGTAGCGTTTCTCCAAAATCAACCGGTAGTTTTCGTTGCGCACCATCGCGATGGTCTTTGAAATGTCCATCTTGGTGTCCACGAATTGGTCTACCTCCCGGTTGATTTCCTCCTCAGCCTCCATCAGCCGGATGACCGAATCCTCCAGCGCATGCACATTGCGTGTGCGGGAGACCACCTCACGGTCGTAGGCTGTCGTGATCTGCTGTGTCAGGGAGCGAAGCTGTGAAAGCTGAAGCAGCCGATCCTTGATGTGCTGATCAAGCCGATACGCCTGCCCGAGATATTCCTTTGCACTCATCATCCGTTTCGCCTCCTGTTCTTGGGCTTGTTTACATAGCGAGGAGGAAGCGGCTTGTCCGGCTTCAGTTCTTCCTGAATCGGAAGTGCCTTGCGTCTGCGGCGCTCCTCGCGGGTAATGTTCTCCATAGCCTGACCGGCTGTGGGATCACAATAACCTTCGTGATTCCTGTAGCGTCTCATGTGCCTGCCTCCTTTGCTTTTTCCTCAAGGTACTCATAGACGGCAATCAGCAGCTTGATCGCCAGCGGGTGATTCTCCCAGCGGGCGGACACCTTGCTGATATCGTTGGCTGCGGCCTCCCACCATGAAGCAGATGCATCTGTGTCCGTGATGGGCGGCGGCGTCGGGTGTGCTCTGAAATAGCGATAGGCATCGCGGAAGATGCTGTCCTCAATGTTCGTCGGCAATCTGTGTCACCTCGATTCGCAGTCCGGGGCGTGTGCGCGTCCAGCGCTTTGAAACAATCTCCCGGCAAACCTGTGCATCGTCCTTCCAGAAACCCACGCGGGTCATGCAGTCCTTGAGGAGCTTCTGCAGGTTATCTGTGTCAGGCCGGGTCGTGCGCATCTCACCCTCACGGTGTGATTTGCTGGGAAACCACCACTCAACAGTCAGGGAAAGAGCACCCTCCAGAGGAGAATCCGGCTTATGCTGGCACAGCGCACCTTCGTATAACGCACGGGCAGCCTTCAGCCGGGGTGTGTCATAAAACATCGGTCGGCCATGCCGCACCATGACCTTGTGTTCCTGTGCGGTTACGGTCGGCGGATTCATATCAAGAAAAAATGTCAAACGGAACGACCTCCTTTGGTACGTCTCGCGGGCACCCACTCCTCGTACAGGGGAAGGGATGGGTCTCCCTTCCCTGTAGAGGGGTGTGGAACACACCTATATTTATATAGGCTGTTCCGTTCCATTTGGGAGCCTGCAAACAAGGGTCATGCACGGGTAACAACGCCCCGGCAGTTCGTGAATTCATCGGGCATTTCTTTCACCCGATCCCGCACAGCACGGTCAGACAGGCCGAGGTAAGCAGCCAGATCAGCGACCGTAACCGGCTTGCTGGGGTCGATAGAACAGGCAATGTACGCCATACGAATACTGTCAGCACGCTGTTCCCGGTTCAGATTTTTGCCGTCGGCAGTACGCCGCGCAGCCACGCTGCCCTTTGCAGGCGCATCAGACAAATCGGTTGACCGCTCAAGGGTGTGCAGCGGGTATTCAAACCAGAAATCCACGGGGATAATGTTCTGGAACTCTCGCAGGCTGCTTTCCAATCGCCATGCTGTGCGCCCACGCGCTTCCGCCTCATACTTGGCATCGCCATCCAGCTGCAGCTCAATAATGTCCAGCTGCGCATCCGGGTCACGGGCAAAGACGCCGCTGCCGGAGGCGCGATCCTTGGCATTGCGGTTGCCCAGATCGCCCTTGCTGTGATGATGACAGTAGATGGTGGCACACCCGGTCTCGGCACAGATCCTGTCGAACTGGTTGCAGAAAAAAGCCATATCGCTGGCGCTGTTCTCGTCACCGGTGATTACCTTGTAGATGGGATCAATGATGATCGCATCGAAATGCTGATCGCGCACACGGCGCACAAGCTGCGGAACCAGCTTATCCAGCGGCACAGCCTTGCCGCGCAGGTTCCACAGCACAAGCCTGTCCGCACAGGGATTGTGAATCCCGAGCGCGTTATAAATGTTTGCGAAACGATGAATGCAACTGGCGCGGTCGATTTCCAGATTCACATACAGCACACGTCCTTTGCGGCAAGGAAAGCCCAGCCATCTGCGGCCTTCGGTGATCGCAATCGCCAGCTCCATGAGCAGAAAGGACTTACCTGCCTTCGAGGGGCCGGAGATCAGCATCTTGTGTCCGTTGCGGAGGATGCCCTTGATCAGCTCCTCGGGGAGCTCAGGCTTGTGTGCCAGCAGGACATCCAGCTGTTCCAGATCAGGGAGATTGAACTCCACGCCCTCTGCGAAATCCATCCAATCCTGCCACGACTTTCTGCCGGTGTTTACAGCCAGCAGGCTCTGGCGTTTTCCGTTCCTATCGACGCCGGGAAGACGCGACAGACGGGAAGGGTTTTTATTGGCCTGATCGACCACAAGGCCGTGTGCGGCGAGGAAGGAATACAGGTATCGCACACGCTTGCGGTATTCGGATTCGTCAGGCGCATCTATGTGTACGATGGCGTGAACGGACTTGCCGCCACTGTGTACGAGGCAGGCAATCGGCAGCTCTAGCTTCTGATACGCTGCCAGCTGCTCCTGAATGGGAAGTACATCCGATTCGACCAGCGCGTATCGGAAAGCAGTCACGTTGCGGTCGGAAGCGCCTTTACCATCCAAAGGGTTAAAGCGAATCCACGCGCCCACGTTAGGTTTCCAATCGCCGATGGTCGCGCCGAGGTCGTCCGGGTACTTGGCAAGGGATGCCAGCAGCTCTCCGGCGGTACGGCTGAACACACCACGCAGCGGTTCCCAGCCTCCGTCATCGGTCTGCCGCACGTCGCCAGTGACGTAACCGATATACTCGTCATCGCGGAACAGAGCGCGGATATACTGTGCCAGTTCCTCAGTAGGCTTCACGGTCGGCGCTGAAATAGGTGTGCCAGCTTCTCTGCCGTCATAGGAAATGGCATCGTTCCAATCCATAGCGCCTGTGCCCTCGAAGGGCTTCCAGCCGCGCAGCTTGGCCAGCTGCACAATCGTCGCACCGGTAATTGGTGTGCCGCTTCCGTGAAAGGTGTTCCACTTGCGGGCGCATTCGCCGGGGTGATATCGGGAATCGTTTCGGCTCCAATCGTCCCACACGGCACAGGTATAGCCCTCATGCTGAAGTGCCATGCCGACGTTCATCCAGTCCTGATAACTGAGATCGCGCACGTCCAATGCGGACAGCGCGGACAAGAGCAAATTTTCCATACGAACATCTCCTTAACCGGGCATATAGGTTGCGGGATTGAAGCCGTGCGGCAGCTTCCAGTTGAGCGCCGCCAGCCGGGATATGATGCGGGATGCAGCATCGAAAGACCACGTGCCTACATAGCGGAATCCATAGCGTTCCAGCAGGCGGATCTGCTTGGGTGTGCTCAAGCCCTCGTTCTGGCGCTGCATCAGGCGGTCGATCAGCATGCTGGCCTTGCCCATGTTCTCCACGCTGGCAGCATAGATGCCGCGCTTTTCGAGGAAATCCAGCTGCTTCTGTGTCGGAGGAGCCATTTCCCACGTGAAGGTCGGTGTGTAATCTGCCAAATCCTCTGCGGCAATTGACAATGCGAACTGCAACGGATCGACCAGCCTGCGGCTGCGGGAGCGCATCTCTGCCAGCTGCTGTGCCAGCGACCGCTCTCGCTCGACAATCGCGTCCTTCGATGCCTGTTCCTCTGCTTCCATCAGGTCAACGGCGGCAGGGTTTTCCTCGACCATGCGGTCGATCTTGGCAGCTTCCTCCGCATCCTTGCACACAATGCTGGAGGGACGGCACAGGTCGTGGCGTTCCGTCAGCCAGAGAAAGTCCAGGACGAGCAGGTATTCCTTGCCCGGGTGCAGGCGCAGGCCGCGCCCGATGATCTGCTGGTAGAGGCTGCGCACCTTGGTCGGGCGGAGGTTGATAATGCAGTCCACAGAAGGACAGTCCCAGCCCTCGGTTAGCAGCATGCTGTTGGTGAGCACATCGTAGTGGCCGTTATCGAAATCCTCCAGAATCTGTGCGCGGTCAGGACTTTCGCCGTTTACTTCGGCCGCGCGGACCCCCCGGCGCTTGAGCATTTCACAGAATTTCTGGGAGGTCACCACCAACGGAAGGAACACAACCGTCTTACGGCCTTTGCAGTAGGTGAGCATTTCATCGGCGATCTGCTCGAGATAGGGCTCCAGCGCACAGCCGATATCGTCAGCTCTGTAATCGCCCTCGGACACACCGACGCTGCGGATATTGAGTTCCAGCGGAATCATCTGCGCCTTGATCGGACACAGATACTTGTCCTTGACCGCCTGCCGCATGGTGTACTCATAGGCAAGACTGTCGAAGTACTTGCCCATCTGCTTTTTCAGCAGCTTATCCGGGGTGGCGGTCACGCCCAGCACATTGGCATTGGGAAAGTGATTGAGCACATGCTGGTAGCTGTCTGCGAGACAGTGATGTGCCTCGTCCACCATGATGGTGCTGAAATAATCGGGCGGGAAGTTGGCCAGACGGCGCTCCCGGCACAGAGACTGCACCGAGCCGACCGTCACAGGGAACATGCTGCCAAGATTGCTGCTTTCGGCTTTTTCGATGGCGCTCTCGATGCCGGTGACCATGCGGAGCTTGTCTGCTGCCTGCGTCAGCAGTTCGCCGCGATGTGCCATAATGAGCACCCTGCCGCCTTCCTGCACAGCGCCTTCGGCAACCTTGGACATGACAACCGTCTTGCCTCCGCCGGTCGGCAGAACAAGCAGCGTGCGCTGCTTGCCCTCCGACCATTCCCGGCGGATTGCACTCACGGCTTCAGTCTGATAAGGCCGGAGTTGCATAGCCATTAGAACCCTCCGTTCTTCCAAGACATCTGCTGCTGCGCAGGCTGCGGTGACGGCATCTGCTGCACATTGCCGCTGGCGACGGCCTGCTCGGTCTCACGTACCCAATCCGGCGTGGAAGCCTGCGGGTCGTAATCGTAGTAGCGGTCAACGGAATTGGTGGTGTGCTCAGAGCCGTTGCTCATATAGGTGCGCGGTTTGAAATGCGCACGGCCACGGGCACCGAGAACCTTCGACCAGTCCATGATCAGGCGCTCGCCGACCTTCTTCTGGCCGATAGCGCGGAAGAAGGAAGCCAGCTTCCATTCCAGCGTGCGATAGAGAATCAGGTCTTCCTTGCAGGTGGTGCTCTGGCCGTCGGGCAGCTCCACCGTCAGGGTCAGGGAAGCCTTGTTGCAGGCGGGAATCTTGGCGCTGCCGGGATAACGGCCACGCTCAAAGCCGGTGACTACGAAATCGTAATCACCCTCGGGCAGAACGATAAACTGACTGCCGTCGGACTCAATGGCAGAGTCCCAATCCATGATGTTGTTATCAAAAGTGCTCATCTCGTGTTACCTCCTCAAAACGGGCAATAGTTAGGGTCGCTGTGAATCATCTCGACGATCTTCTTCCAATGCGGGAACAGCCACTGTCGGAAGAAGGCGTCTGGGTATTGGTCAGGGGTGGTATCCTCGGGGAAGTGCCCCTTCGCCGCAACTACGCGGCACAGCTGCTCTGTCGTAACAGCCGCCTGCTCCATACGGGCGGCAAGCTCGGCACGATAATCCGTCTGAGGCTGTGCCTGCGCGGGAGTTGTGGTGTTGAACAGGTGTGAAAGGTGTTTGAAATCCAGCTCCATTTCATCCGGCAGGCCGAAACGGTTCTTCGCGTCCCAGCACGGATGATGGGTGGCGTACATGACGCGCTTGCCGCCGCTGGCCTTTTTGCTGCCGTTTTCCGTTCCAGACACATAGGTCTTATAGGAAATGAACAGCAGCAGATCCGGCCACTCGGCCAGCAGCGGTGCGCACTGTTTGGAGAGCTTCAGCTCCCAATGGTCGAAAGCGCCCATTTCTTCGGGCAGCTCCTGCTTGCGCACACGGGCGTGTGCCACGATGACCACGTTCTTGCCGGAAGCCAGCACCTTGTCGCAGGCACGGAGCAGCCGGGTGAACTCCTCGGCAAGGTAGGTGTAGCCTTTGCCGAAGCCGAAGGATTCCAGCCCGGTCTGCTTGTACTTTTCGCAGATGTGCTTGATGGCCATTTGCTCCGCCCAGTCAGCGGTGTCGATGACCAGCGTGCTGCAGCAGTTCGGGTCACGCGCCACTTCCTCCACCATGGAAATCAGGCTCTCCCAGCAGGGAAACTGATCGACGCGGTTGACGTCGAGGTAGGTCGTGCCGCCCTCGGTATCGAAGAACAAAGGGTTGGGCGTCTGTGCCGCGAGGGTGCTTTTGCCGGTGCCTTCAAGGCCGTAGAACACTGCCTTGACCGGTTTCTTGAGCCGTCCGCTCTTGATCGGAAGCATAGGAATCCCTCCTTATTCGTCATCGCCCAGATCGGCGAAATCCTCTGCAGCGGAATACTGGTGCATATAGGGACAGATGGGTTCATCGTCCTCGTCCAGCAACACTTCCTTCTCAGGAGCCAGCATGCCGCGACGGCGGATCTGTTCCATGTAGAAGGCGTATACCGGGATGCTCTCGATACCGATGGTGCTGTCGAAGCTGTTACTCAGGGTGATATTGGCGCTGCCGATCCACACCTTGCCCGAGGAAGCCAGCGTCATCTTGCAGTGGACATACGGATCAAGGAAAATACGCAGTTCAGGGTAAGCACGCTTCAGTTCACGCGCCTGATCGGCATACTGCGTGTTGGCGATGATGGTCACGTTCTGCGGAGCGATGCCCAGCCCGTTGGGACGGAAGCATTCGTGGTTGGGCAGCGTATAGCTGAGCACAGTCACCTTATCGCCCGTGCGGATCACGCTGCCGAGATTCTTAGCGGGGCTGAAGCCGAAGTTGAATGCCTTCACCTCGGCGCGGATGTTCATACCGAAATCATCAATAGGAAAACTCATGTGGGTGTACCTCCATTACTTCAGTGAGCATGACTGGCTGGTTACCAGCTCGATGCCGGGAATCGTGTGTCCGTCCGTAAGCAGGCGGCGCACAGCGGTCTTGTCTACCTCGGGTTCTTTCACGCGGATGCAGTCCGAGTGCTGATTCTGCACAAGCCAGCTGACGGCGCTGGATGAATCTCGCACATCCACGCGGGTGCTCTGGCGGTAGCGAAGTGTGGCGATGCCGAGGTCGGTTTTCACACCATTGCACTCGCGGTCGAGCACCTGCATGAGCCGTTCTTCCTTGCGTTCAAATCTGCGGCGGCGCTCGGCAAGTCGATCTTCCTCGGTCTTGAGGGCGGCGGTCTCGGCGCGGGTTTCAATGACCACCTTGGCCAGATACTCCAGAATGCGGCTGCGCTCCATGTCCAGTGCGTCCAGCTGCTGGATGATTTCATCCGAGGACGCGAGGATCTCGCCGGTCTCCGGGTCTACCTCCAGCTGCTGGAGGAGCATGGCGATTTCTGCATTGATTTCATACAAATGCATCGCCGTTCACCTCCCGGGGAAGCAAAAAGGATTCACTTGAAACGCCGGTATGCGCATTGGCTGCAATACGCATGCTGCTGCTTTTGTGTGCATTCATGGCGGTGTGCTTCTCCTTTCATCGTGTTGGTCGTGCTGAGCAGCGTCAGATTGTGTGCCAGCCGCTGGCTGACTGTGCTGATCGCTTGAAGAACCTGAATCAGTTCTTCCTGCTGGGTGTGTTCTCGGGTCATGTTCATCACCTCCCATCCGAGATGGAGGAGCCGTTTGCTCCATCCATTCCGTACTGGACAGGGAAGCGAGTAAATCCGTAGGGGGGATCAGGAATTCTCAGAATATTTTTCAAAGGCGGGATTTTTCTTCAGGCGCTTGCGAAGCTGCAGCTCCCTGTAACGCACACCATCCACGGAAATTCCGAAATGCCGTGCAATATCGGCCTTCTTTGCTTTTCGGGTCAGAAAATCAATCAGGGCGTGGTCGTCTTCGGTCAGCTGTGCCAGAATGGTCAGCAGCTGATGGAGAGAATCGGCATCGGCGATGAGCTGCTCGATATTCACCGAGGTGTCTTCGAACTCCATGCCGCCCATGTCGTCGCCCTCGCTGTTGAAGCGGGGCTTGTCCAGAGACACCTGTCCTGCGCGGCGTTCCTGCACGCGCTCGTTTTTCTTGAGGTCGGCCATGCAGCGGCGACCGATGGCATCGCAGTGAGCGTTTCGGGACAGGCGCACAGCATATCCGGCTTCCGGATCATAGAACCAGCGCTGGATATATGGAGTGTCCGTCAGTTGTTCCGGGGGAGCGAAGCAGGTTTTGCGGTCGCAGAGCACGGTCGTGCCATCCTCGTTCATGAGGTAGTAGTTGTCATAGTGAAGCTTCTGGTAATTTCTCATTTTTCTCGTCTCCTTCGTTTTTCACAGGTGTTGATAGGCCAGCTGTGAAGCCAAAGGAGGCGACCGGGAATGGAAGATAAACATAAAAATGCAGCCCTCCGTATGCGTTGGTGCAAAACGGAGGGCTGCAGAGGGTATTTTGAGCACACCAAATAAGGCTCAGACCCCGGATGCAAGAGCTCCGTTTCAGGTCTGCAGCCTTGCCGTCAGCAGCGGCTCGGTTGCTTGTAGAACATCATCCGAGGCTGTTCCGCACGCTGTGGCCACAGTAGGTGCGGCAGGGATGATGGGGGGGATAGTGGTTAGGTGGCGAGGTTGTGTGCCTTCACCTCAACTGATATATTGGTGGGCGATTCGTCGGTGGTTGTGCTCATTTCTCAGAAAAGCGTTTTCATTATCTTTGGAAACTTGCACCCCGCCCTGAACGAAAAAAGGTATCTGCAGGGGACAAAAAATGGCCGGAATAATGATGAGCATTGCTGCTCGATCATTACTCCGGCCATTTTGGTAGCATGTGCCCCGGCGGTCAGTCAGTAATGTACTGATGTACTTATGTAATTCAAGCGTGGTGTGGTCTTCCGGTATATCGTTTGTAGGCGGCGACCTTCGCGGCCTCCATCGTCAGAAGATTGACTCGATAGCAATGCTGGCATTTGGGACAGCGGACAGTTACGCTGACATTACCGCTGCCTTCCACAAAAACTTGTCCCTTATCGCACCACGGGCAATATACACCTTTTGAGATCATAGCGCTCCTCCTTCGCGACTTCGCAAAATGGTTAACTCGACAGGTTTTTTTACGGGATGGTTTGAACCATCCCGTGGGGTATTCATCATCATTTGCGCGGGTTCCTGTACCCGAGGTTCTCCATACGGATGCCTGCGGCTGTTTTCGATACGCGGTAAATCCTCGACAGCTGTTCCGCTACGTGGACAAACAGCTGGGAAGAACGGCACACTTCGCGCTTGCCGCATTCACCGCCCAAGCATCCAGCATTGAAAAGAATCTGTTCGATGGCCATCTGCACGGTTCTGCGCGGCATGAGGAGCGCTGCACCGAAATAGTCAGCCTGCCATTCCATCCAGTCCACCGGCGTTTTCTGGCCGAACTTGGGATAGCGCTCACCTTCGGGGCGACACATGATGACCGCGCCGGTATCCATCTGCCTGCACTGAACACCGTTTCCGATAGAAACGCCGTCATGGCAGACGAGGTGGCTGGCCTCATGGGCAAGCGTGAAATTGAAGCGTCCCGGTTCATGGCTGTTGTAGATGCCTTCTTCGATCAGGATGGTATGTTCGGGTACGTCCAAGGCAACCAGACTGCCTTTCATGCGATCATAGACGGGAACACGGCCTTCGTCAAAAACCGCGACGCCGAGAATAGAGTGGGTCGCAGTGATAGGGCGCACTTCCAGATTGGCGCGAAGGTAGCACTCCACGAACTGTTCAATGTCCGTCGGCTGTGGAGATTTCAGCAGCTCCGGGCGAAAATCGCCAATCATCTCGTCTGCAAACTGTTCCAATTTCGCACCGCTGATAACCGGCACGCCGTACTGATCTCTTCCACAGGTCAACGATAACATATCCCAATCACTCCCGTCTGTGTTTCTGTTGAATCATTTCCGCAAAACGCAGCCACTCCTCGGCAGAGATGTCTGCATCGCGGGCAGTACGCAGGGCCACGCGAACAGCGTCGGTGTCCATGATGTAATCCTGAAGATCAGGGGACACCGTATCGCGGCCACGACCCGCCAGATCATACAATTCCTGCTGCTCTTCCTTCGGAAGGCAAAGAATCCCCATAAGCTGGTCAAGCTTGTCCTTGTCCAGTGGGTTCCTACGGTCATTCTCAATATCGCTCATGTAAGGCAGCGATACCTTCAGCGCTTCGCAGATTGTGCGCATGGTAATACCACGTTCCAAGCGCTTTTCTCGAAGATAGCTTCCAAAGCTCCTCCGTTTTTCCATTTTCTCACCTTTTCTAGGCCACCTCTGTGGCAGCGTCAGACAGAAGAGGCTTCCCTCAATTGCCGTTATGGCAGTTAGCAGATTCGCTAACCGTGTAGGTATTATATTCCTGCAGACCGATGTTGTCAAGGGCTAAATCGGTGAAATGTATTTTTAACGTGTGAAGGAATCTCTTTATTTCATTGAACTTACCAGATTCATCAGCATATCTTTCTGCTCTGCTGAAAGCGCAGCCCATCGCGTGAAAAAGACTTTTTGTTCGGGAGTCAATTCCACCATATCTCCTTCTGCGAAAAACTGCGAAAGCGTAATGCCGAACGCATCACATAGCTGCCGAAGCGACGGAATGGTCGGTTCTGTATTGCGCTTCCACATATTGGAGATCGTGGTCTGCGCAAGGCCAGAGCGTTTGGACAGTTCATATATCGTCCATCCACGCTCGTCCATGAGATCTTTGATTCTGCTTTTCGTATCCATCGCAGATACCTCCACCACATGCTACTGTTAATATTTTACGGAGCATTTGATGGGTAAAAAAGAAATCATGCGGGTTGCAAAGTGCGTATCATATGGGTTATAATAAAAGTTGCAAATGATGTGCAAGGAGGGGGCGCAGAACCACAAATTTTGTCGTAATACAAGGATTTCACAACTAAATAATCTGTTCAGGCGCTTTCTGTAGAATAGAACGGAAACGACTATTTGCAGGAGGCAACAGTATGAATAATTCAACCTACGGATACGTCCGCGTGTCTACGAAAGATCAGAACGAAGCGCGTCAGATGATCGCCATGCGAGAATTCGGAATCGATGAGAAGCATATCTTCATCGAAAAACAGTCCGGGAAAGATTTCAACCGTCCGCAGTACAAGCGGCTTCTTCGCAAGTTAAAAGCCGGTGACACTCTTGTGATCAAGAGCATCGACCGGCTGGGACGCAACTACGACGAAATCATCGAGCAATGGCGTATCATCACCAAGGAAAAGCAGGCTGCGATTGTTGTGCTAGATATGCCGCTGCTGGATACCCGGCAGGGGCGTGATCTGACAGGAACATTGATTGCAGATATCGTCCTCCAGCTTCTCTCCTATGTGGCACAGACAGAGCGCGAGTTCATAAAGCGTAGGCAAGCGGAAGGGATTGAAGCTGCGAAGGCACGAGGTGTACAGTTTGGTGCTCGTCCAAAAACAAGACCGATTAGCTTTGGTCAAGTTTGTCTTGATTGGCAGGCAGGAAATATATCATCCCGTGAAGCTGGGCATAGATTAGGAATCTCTCATACAACATTTCTTCGGTGGATTAAAGCAAGTACCGAAAAAAAACAGTGAAAAAACGAGCGAGCATTTGGTTTTATTGGAAAGAAAAGTAGACATTTTGTTCCATGTGTGATATAATTAAAGAGGTGTATATTTGAGGGGAATACTGGCTGCTTTCTGAAAAATAGTCTAAGTTGAGTTGGAATTTTTGAAGAAAGCAATTGGTTCGTTATCTCTACCTTATCGACCAGATACGTACATGCGATCCAATTCGTATTTTATTGTGATACAGGAACACTGAAGAGGTGATGAAAACAATGGCTGACAAGGCACTTAGGTGTTCAGAGTGCGGGCGAACAGATGATGCGAAATTTGTTTTTGATCCGTCAGGAAAGTTTTTCACTTGTGCTTGTGGCGCAGTTAACAAATTGTACGACAGTTATACCGTAACAAAAATAGAAGGTATTGCCACAGTTGAGACGCGTTTACGGCGCATTGAACAGTTGCTCGACGAAAGTAATATTGATAAGGCTGATGCATTGTGCAAAGAAATCCTTGAAATAGAGCCAGAATGTTATCAAGCTTGGTGGTATCGCTATATATGCGCAAAAGCTGTAGCTGAATACTACGGCTATGAAGATCAATATGGTCGAAGAGATTCATACACGCAGGCAAGCATACGTGCAAAAAACTTGGAGTACGCAGATAGGGCAATCCAATATGCACCAGAACAAATAAAATCTACATATCGCCAGCAGTCTCAGGAAGACAGAAATTTTATAAGCAATGTGCGCAATGGAAGTACTGATCAAAAGGTTAACGGAAGTTCTGGATGTTATATTGCTACCGCTGTATATGGTTCATATTCTGCGCCACAAGTATATACATTGCGAAAGTTCCGAGATCGTGTGCTAATGAACAATGCAGCGGGTCGAGTTTTCGTTCGGGTCTACTACCGCATTGGCCCAGCGCTGGCCAAGCGTATTGGCAAATGTTATTCGCTGAATTCTTTGATTCGAAACATTCTTGACCGATTTGCAAAGATTTTGGATGCAAAATGGAACGATTAATTATATCTCTAATACGTTTTTATCAGTCTCACGGGCCGAATGAATTACATGAGGCATGTTTATTTACGCCAACCTGTTCTGAGTATATGATACTTGCTATTCAGAAATACGGTTGTACTAAGGGAGTACTCAAGGGAATCGGGCGTTTGTTACGGTGTCATCAACCGAATGGCGGAGTCGATTACCCATGAGAATAAATAATCGGAGGGTTTTTCTATGGTACAGTACAAGACTGTTGCGGGTCCTATTTCGTTGACCATCAACGAGAAGCAGGACTACTCTGAAGGCGTTCGTGCATACGCCGAGATCATCCAGCGCGAAGCAGTTGGTGGCTGGGAACTTCACTGCATCGAGCAGATTCCTGTCACTAAGCAGCCCGGTTGCATCTATCAGGTGCTGAACATGATTCCGATCCTGAATATCTTCGGCAAGGAGCCGACTACCATCTACTTCAACATGCTTGTTTTCGTCAAGCGTGACTGATTCATCCGCGCAGCAGGCATGAGATAACAATGCTCTATGCCTGCTTTTTTTGTTAGTTGGTACTATGAGCAAAGAGGGGCGATAGTATGAGTAATACGATAACTACGGAGCTCGGCAATAGCGAAGTGTTGGCGGCTAAGGCTGTCCGAATTACAGCAATTCCTTCGTATAAAAGCTTGGCAAATGGATCATTGAATGCCAAAGAATGCGAAGGCGTTTCAAAAAGGCAATTCGTCGGATTGCTCAGCGAATTGTACCAGCAGTATATTTCGATGTCTGAAAATGAATTGTCAGCAGAAATTCTCTGGATTACAGAGCCGGTTATGCACCAGCCTTATGCAGCAAATATTAATTTGTTTTTTGTTGCTCGTTCAATAGCAGCAAGACATAGAGATGCAGTTTCGAGTTGTGAAATGCTTTTGGGGAAAATATGTTCTGTACTTCATATGTGTAAATACGACTATGAGGAGATTGGGTTTAGTGAACTAAATTCAATAGTCAATGGCGTAAAACAGGAATGCGGAGTATGCGTTCGTAAAGCCGAAACACTGGATAGCTTGAACAGTCCTATGATGCCAACCTGCTACGGTTTTGATTGTATCCCTGAAAATGATCTAGATTTGAGCAAAATCACAGATATACTGATTCATCATCCGAATTCTTTAGTTTCGATGCACATCATCCCCCAGCGTTACGACTCTGAGGAACGTGCTTTTTTGAATACGGTGACTCAAACTCTCGATACCCTTGGGCGGGGTATCATGGAACAAGGGATTGGTAGCGTCAGTTTGGCTGCAGCGACAAAATATGTTGAAACGTATCAGTATTATTCTAACCATGGCGATTTACCGTTATTTCAATTTGGTGTTTTTGTCAGTGGTGAACAAACGGCTGCAAAAGCTATTGCTACACGCATTAGTAACCAATTAAGTACAGGTATAAATAAAGTGGCTCGCATAGAAACTGTCGATGCCCCTAGGGAGCTTTTTCCCTTGGGCGAACAGTTTATTTCACTTCCCTTTCAATATGGAGAGATAATGTTGGATTTCCAGCGTAATCCTAGCGTATATGCATTACGTAATTTTGATACGCTGTGCCGATTTTCTAGCCTTATTGCAATCGATGAAGCTAGTGAATTTTTCAGACTTCCGATTGCTAACGATACCATAGGTGCCGGTTTTAAAGTAAACGAAACGGATCGTTCTGGCAAAACGTACCGCAGCGATGTGATTGATTCTGGCGATATATCTATTGGTCAATTAATGTCTTCGTCTGAACAACACAATATCGGTATTAATTTGAAAGATTTGACGAAGCACGCTTTGATTGTGGGTACTCCGGGTTCTGGTAAAACAACATTTTGTGTAGGATTATTGGATAGACTTTGGAAGGAGCATCACATTCCTTTCTTGGTTATTGAACCAGCAAAGAATGAATACCGTGCGATGTTGCAAAGTATTCCTGATCTTCAGATATTTACTCCGGGAAAAAACTCCATTTCTCCATTCTTGTTTAATCCTTTTGTGCCACCTAAGAATGTGAAGTTGGAATCATATAAATCAACTCTGAAGACTGCTTTTGCGGCAGCAGTATCTATGTCTACACCTCTCGATAAAATATTTGAGGAGACAATTAACAATTGTTATTCTGACAATCGATGGTTGGATTTTTATACTTCTGATGATGGTGGAAAAGTATTCAATATCAGTGATTTTATTCGTTGCTTCCGCCAGACGTTTGAAGAAATTGGATATACGGGAGATGCGAAAAATATCGGGCGTGCGGGTATTGTTCGTTTGAATGGGTTAGCAAATCTTTTTGACAATTATTTTTCTGTTCCGATTGAAGATTTGCTCAGCAAGCCTACTGTCATTGAACTGGCGGCAATCGAAAACAGCGACCAGAAGGCACTAATTATTTCACTGTTACTGCTCTCTATCTTAGCGTATGTAAATGCAAATTATCTTGGAAACGGCGAATTGAAAAACGTGATTCTATTAGAAGAAGCACACGTTTTGCTGGATGCTGATACTAATGCTGGAGAAGGTGAAGCTAATCCGAGTCGTATTGCACAACAGCTAGTTAAACGCATGCTGGCAGAGATTCGTTCTTACGGAGTAGGTATAGCAATAGCAGATCAATCTCCGCGAAAGGTGACTACTGATGTAGTTGCCTTAACAGATATGAAGATGGTATTCCGCTTGGTAGAGGCTGAAGATAGAAGGATTATTGCTGATAGCGTAGGGCTCAACGATCATCAGGCTCTGCGCTTGATGAGAATGAAACCGGGCGAAATGTTTTTGTTCTTCAATAGGCTCGATCAAGTTGAAGAAGTTGTTACACCCGATTACCGTGCAGAGAAGCAGATTGATATATCCATTACAGATCAGTCTGTAGCAGAACTGTCAACATATTGGTCAACGCGTCAAGCACAGTTGCGTCCATTCCCGGAATGTGAAATTTGCCGATACTGTACAGGAACTTGTTCGTATAGGCGTCGAGTTATTTCGCGAGAAATTGCACGCAGGATTTGCAAAAAGCACTTCCGGTCAGAAAGCAAAGATTTTGCTCTGGTTCGTGAAGTTTTTGCACACATTACAGCATTAGTTAAAAGCGAGTTGAACGGAGAAGAATTTAGCTCAGAGCTTATGGCCTGTGTCAAGGTACATATTTGGCGTTATATTCGCTACAATACATTGATTGAATTTGATGATCGTACAGCCCGGGACTCTATAAAGAATGCGTGAGGGCTTGGATATGCAATATGGAAATAGCGAATATAAAGATTACGATAAACTACGGGATCAGAGCAACGATATTCGTCCAGTTACGAACTATGATGCTTCTCCGTTTGATGTCAGGGATAGCGGAACAGATTATGACAAAGAATATGAAATCCTTTCGGAAGATACTTTAGAGAAATCTGCTGAAGATTCCGATGAAGGGTATGAAGTGATTTCTGAAGATACAGATGCTGCTGCCAGAGTATGCGATGGAACAGACGATCCAACAACTGAAGAATATTTCAATGATACAGAGCAAATGAGAGAGCTTGTTGAACCGTTTAAGCCTGATGTCTGGGAGGGGTTAGATCTTGAAGAACGAAAGCATGCACTGATAGAGTTCCAGAGGTTCAACAACGAGTTGTTAGGGTTAAATCCTTCTCCGGATATTGATTTTTATGACAATCCTCAAGAGGGTGACTATGGCGGTTATTCGCCGGGGGATAATGCCATTCATATCAATGAGTACATGCTATATGATGCTGCAGAGGCGTTAGATACAATTGCACATGAATCGCGGCATGCATATCAACATATTCGTGCAGATAATCCACAGACATCTCGAGATTTCGAATTTGCTGAGAATTTCGAGAATTACACTTCAGCAGAAGATGACTTTGAAGCATATCAAGCGCAGATTGTAGAAGCTGATGCGCGTGCATACGCAGCTAGATATAAAAATTATCTGGCAAGTGTATAGGAGGAAATGAACGATGGATAAGATTATTGCCAAATATCTTATTGATGAATGCAACAAGAGTGAGGCGTTTGCGGCGAGTTGCATCCAAAAGATTACGGCACATCCGGATATAATGACAGCTTTTGTTGAGTGGATCCATGTTCGTGATTTTCGTCTTATTAGTGCTCCTGTTGTACAGGGGATTGATGTTATTCAATTACATATGACAGGAAAACTGACGCCGGTTGGAGTTTTCAACTATCTGATATATTTGAGGAATAAGCCAGAAGAAGCTTTAGAGGCACTACAGAGTGGATTGCCAAGAAAATAGAGGTGTTCAGAATGTGCGATTACAATGAGTATGGTGACGATTTCGGTTCTGAATATCCGAATGATCTACCTTCCGATGATACTATAGTTGATGACGCGCCTGAAGTGAATGACATGCCTGCCGATAGTGAAATGTCTGATGAAGCGCTGGCAGAGAATACTTTTGATGATGCTGGAGATGAATCTTTCGAATCATTGGAAGAAGATACTGAGCCAATAAATGAGGAACTGCCTTCGTCAGATGATTATGAGGTGCTTGAGGAAGATGTAGGCGACGTTGTGCCTGAAGATGCCGCCGATGTACCCGGTGACGATGTTGCGCCTGAGGATACCACCGATGGAACCGGTAGCGATGCTGTGCCTGAGGATACCGCCGACGTACCCGGTGACGATGTTGTATCTGAAGATACCGCCGACGTACCCGGTGACGATGTTGTATCTGAAGATACTACCGACGTACCCGGTGACGATGTTGTGCCTGAAGATACCACCGATGCAACCGGTAACGATGTTGTGCCTGAGGATACCACCGATGGAACCGGTAGCGATGCTGTGCCTGAGGATACCGCCGACGTA